TTAAGTTCATACCTTCAGCTTTTGCTGATGCACGGCCTTTAGCATTAAGTCCACCTGTAGGGCTTTTGCCTTCTTTCCTTTGCCATGCAGGAGTCTTAGCCATTATTTCTTTTTCCTTGCAGCTTTCATATTATCAATTAGATTTGGGTAAGGTCTACCTGCTGCTTTAGCAGAAGCTTTTGCTGCTGCTTTTTTAGCAGGAGATAATTTAGTTGATTTCTTTTTTGGATTAGGAGTTTCCCAAACTGGTTTTTTAGAAGCCATTACTTTTTACTCTTTTTTACTGGTACGTTGTTCGTAACTTTTTTCTTTTTCTTCTTAGGATACTTTTGCGTAGTGGTGCTGTTCATAGCATCCATATCCCTCATCTGGATGTTAGGAACTGGCATTACTTAGCGCTTGAATAGAAGCCAAAAGAAACTGTAATTATTCCATTTGCTGAAACAAAAGATGATGGGTTTGCAAAGTACACACCAAATTCTGCCAAGCCAGCAATACTGCCTCTAAAGTTTTTAGCAAATGCTGTCGGAGTTGCACCAACTACAGAATCAACTTGAGATGTTAAAGAAGAATCTTCTGCGTCATTAAGTGACCATAGTGCTGGTGAACTTTGGTTATTATTTGCGCCACCCCAGAATGAAATTGTTCCATCCCAACCTTCAGCTGATGTAATAGTTAAAGCCAATGTGTCATAGCCTGCACAATTAACTGGGGACCAGTCTGATGTTGGTGTGGCTAAAGTACTGTTGTAGGTGTATTCATATTGTAAAAACATTATTTACCTTTTTCTTTCTTTTTAGATTTGTTTGCTTCACTATTAGAAATTTTTGCTTGTGCAGCTGTTTTCTTTTTCATTTCTTTTTAATCTTTGGATAACTTTTTTTATTAGCTTTTTTTACTTTTTCTGGAACAGTAGAAGTAGTACCAGTTGGTGGGGACATGTTATCGTCTGAATCTTTTCTGTTAACTGCAGGACCCTGACCATTACCTCTGCCATTTGGTCTTGCTACAGCTGGGCCTTGTGCGGCTTTGAATGCTTCTCTCATTGTTGGTTTTGCTGAAAGTTTTTTACTGGCCATGATTATTGTTCCTTATTTGATTTTCTTGTTGGTTTTTTTAAATGCCAATTAATATGGCCATCTAGTTTGTCATCAACTTTATCTACCTTACTAGCAACCATTTTTAATAGTTCTCTAGCTTCAGCATGTTGACTAGTATTTTCTTTTCTAAGGCTTTGGACTACAACAACTAGTGGTCCACCAATAACAGCAACCACTACCGGCACTAGCCATTCCATTAGATTAATTCTTTTCTTGCTGGAATCTTTTCAATTTCACCAGCTTTAAATCTTGGGGAATTTTCCATAGCTCTTTGCTGTTCTCTTTCAGTTGGTCCATGAAAAGCTTCTTGCCCATAAGTAAAGCCTAATCGCACACCCTTAACGTGACACTTGAAGCAAAGCTGCCTCTTCAGGTCATTTTCTGAGTCAATCGGTCTTTCACAGGTTGAACACTTCATATATCTCCTATTATACTATAAAACTTTTTACATGTCTAGTAACTATTAAACTCACCAATCCAGTGACGTTCACGAGTCTTTTCTTTCTTAGTAATGGTCTTTGTAAAATAAGCTAACGTTCCAAATGCGGGATCGGTTTTGGGGGTATACTCCGGCAGCCAAACATACTTAAGCATCTGGTTAGCAATGGCTAAAGACATCACACGGTCGTCGTGTGGGGAGCCATGTGTAGCTCCATTGTCATCGCGGACAAAGGTCTTAAGTTCAGCAATAGTAAACTCACACTTAAGATCTAAAGCACCGTCTCTTAGGTTAGCATTGAGTTCGTCTATGGCTAAAGGCTTTGATAAGGTTGTTGTGCGCCAACCCAGCTTTTCGCTTGCTTCTGCGTGGCGTGTATTTAATTGACGCTGTCTATAAAGATTAATATAATTAGCTTTATTTAAAGATGTTAAAGTTGTTAAACCGTGGTTATTAGACTCAACACCTATTAAAGCTTCATTATAAAAGAAGCCTAATGCATATAATATTTCTTCGCCAAATTTGTCTGGGTCTACGTGTCCATGCCAATGGGCAACAACCTGTCCAGACTTAGCGTCAATAACATGAGCAGAAGAATAGTCACCTCTAGCTAGACCTTCAGCAACGTCAGCACCAATAACATATCTAGCTCTTGCTTGCGGCAATTGCCATATAGATAAAGGTCCTCCAGAGGATTCAAACATATAAGAGTTCCTAATATCTGAAAGCTTTTTATTAAAACCTTTTTTAGGAGCTTCAGTTATAAACTTCATTAAAGCATCAATATCAAATACTGGACGACCCGAACGAATAAAGGCTTCTTCAGGATTTGATGGGTACTCTTGGTGCAACTGCCATGGTGGTAGTTCTGCAGCTTGCGCGTCATACCAGGCTTGGTCACGGTCTGATGCTGACCATGGAAAGAAGATCCCGCGGAAACGATTAGTCCCAGTTTGGGAACCATGCCACAAATTAAAGAATATATTACCTTCACCCTTGGCAGTAGACAGACAGATTACTCGACCACCTACGTCAGCAATAGGCTCAATAGATGCCCAGGCTTCTTCAGGGTTAGGTAAGAATGCCATTTCGTCAATGATGGCTAGGTATACAGATTCACCACGAGCAGGTTCATTAGCAGATGGCATTGATTCAATTACGGAATCGTTACCGAATGACATCTTAAGAACGTTATTTTGCAGCATCTCTGGACCAGATAATCTTATGAAGTCTGGCAAGAACTTGTAGATATATTTAGCTTTAGATAAAAGTTTTGCAGCTTCACGTTCAGTCTTTGAAAGCATGACCACAAATCTGTCTGGCCAGAAGAAGGTAATCCAGAAGGCGTATGCTGCAGCCAGTGTAGAGAATCCGATCTGACGTGCTTTAAGAACTATAGTATATCTTTCACCTAACCATACTTTAACAGTTTCTTTTTGCGCGTTCCTTAGAACAAGAGGAATACGTCCTTTGTTAGGATGTTTAATAAATGCATAGTTTTCACAGAAGAAAGCAAAGGCTTCTGCTAGTTCTTCTGGTGTTGCGTTCTCTGGACCACGGCACTTACGAAAGTTATATTCGTTTAAGAGTTCATCTAAGTTCACGCCAAAACTCCAGTCCTGAATACTTCTTTATCGTCTCTGGCAAGAGCACGTCCTGCGGTCTTTTAGACAGCTTTTGCACTTGGGGTCGAATCGTGTGTAGATCCTTGATGCCTGTAAGAGATTCTCTCGAGATGCCTGAGCTGTCAACAATGTTTTGATATTTGTGATTATATTTCGGAATTTCCAAGAAGTCATATATTTTATTAATCTCCTGTTCTGGGTTGGTAGTTAAATCATCATACTCAACAAAGTGAAACAAGTGTCTGAATTGTGGCAGTGTTGCATGTTTCATAAATTCTAAAGTTAAAGCAATGTCTTTATCATGTCGCATTAAAAAATCTGCTCTTCGATCTGCTAATGGTTTATCTGGAAAGGTATAAGCTAAAACCTGTTCGTCCATTATGTTTGCTTTAGAATCTGGTGAAGCATTAATAACTGTGTCAAATGAAGTCATAATATCTAAAACATTTCTTACTGGACAAATAAACTTAACGTTTTGCGTAATGTATTTAAATATTATTTCTGCGCCAAACGGACTTGTCCAGTTTAAATTCTTATCAATAATATATTTAACTTGTTTATCTGCATAGAAGTTATGTGGAATATTTTTAATTACATTGTCTATTGCTATATCTCTATTATAATCTTTATTTTCTAGTTCATTATAACTTTGAACTTGCGTCGACATCATTCTAAATAATGGACTTGCCGGCGTTACCCACATGTCTTTATTTTGATTTAATATTGCACTTAACACTGTTGCGCCAGAACGTTGCATTCCAGCCATAAAAAAGAACTGCTTCATTTGTTTCCTTCGTAATTGCTTACTTAATTAGTAATGCCAGATTCTAATTCTACCACTCTTTGTGTCAAAGTTTCTACTAGTTCTGACAGTTGTTGTACTGCTTTAATTAAAATTGGATATGTCTTCATAGGATCTGCTTCCCATGCATCTGGGTTTTCTTTATGAACCAGTCTTGTATGGTCTGAATAACCAAACGTTTCTTGAACCGTATCCAATTCTTGAGCAATAAAACCAAAGTCTTTTCTTCCAACAAAAACTTCATTAATAATTTCATCGCCATCTTCAGTTATAAATGGTCGACGGTTCCAATCAAACATAACTGGACGCATTGCTTTAATATAGTCCAATCCTACTGGAATGTTTTCAATATTAGTTTTATCTCTAACGTCAGATAATGATGAAATGGTTTGGTCATTACAACGCAGGTTAGTAACTGAAGTATTACCAAGGGTAAACTCATTGCTTACAGTTGTGCTAGATGGTACTGCATAATAACCAATGGATGTTACGTTACTTCCTGTTGTGTTTCCTCTGCCAGCATTTGCACCAAGAGAAGTGTTTTGTATCCCCGTAGTTGTACTATATGCAGCAAGGTGTCCAACTGCTGTGTTTAATTCACCATTATTAGCATTTAATGCATAATAACCCATTGCAGTGTTGTCTGTACCAGTAGTATTTGACCTTAATGCATACTCTCCAATTGCAGTGTTAGAATCACCAATGGTATTTGAATACATGGAAGCATAACCTATTGCTGTATTATGAGCACCAGTTGTATTAGCTTTTAGCGCCCAGTAACCAATAGCAGTCATACCAGTTGCATTATTAGCTTCTCCAGCAAGGTTGCCAATTGCAACACAGTCACTAGCTGTAGTGGCATTTTCCATTGCTTGATTACCTATAGCAACGTTATTGCTTCCAGTACTGGAATCTTTCAAACAATAGTAGCCAATTGCAACGTTAGCTCCACCTACTGTTGTGCTATACAACGCACTTTTGCCGATGGCAACGTTTGGAGCACCGGTTCCATTAAAAGTGTATAAAGCTTGCCCACCAATTGCTACTTGACCATTGCCTGCTGTATTTGAACGTAAAGATTCGTTTCCAATTGCTACGTTGGCTCCACCAGATGTATTAGAAATCATTGATTGATTACCAAGTGCAACGTTGTAGCTGCCAGTTGTATTAGCTTGAAGTCCTTGGTTACCAATGGTTAAGTTTCCAGTACCAGTTGTTAATCTATTCATTGTGCCTTGACCAATGGCTACGTTATCGTCACCAGTAATGGTCCCAGTGTAAAACACTGTACCGTTATACATTGATTGGCGGCCGATTGCAGTATTTCTAGATCCAGTTGAAAGACTATATCCAGCAAACGAACCAAGAACTACGTTGTCAGAACCAGATGTGTTATAGAATCCTGCGTTTTCACCAACAGCTACGTTACGGTCACCGTTAGTTAAACCTAATGAATAGTGACCAATTGCCATGTTGCGGCCACCAGTTGTAAGACCACCAGCATAGAAATCGCTACCACCAAGTGAACGCAAACCTATAGCTACGTTTCTTTGACCAGTTGTAACTAAGCGAAGAGCTTCAGCACCAAGTGCATAGTTGTAACTACCAGTGGTAATATCATTCATTGTATTTACACCAATGGCAATGTTAAGACCACCAGTAGGAGCAGTAGCATTCATTGCCCCTTGACCAGCTGCCATGTTGTAACCAGTTGCACCTACATAATAAACATAACCAGT